TTCAAGAGGCTTGTCAAAGATAACTTCGTTGATGAACCTACATATCCACTCGGTATCAGGATTGTTGTCCAGCTTCTGTTTATGAGCGAATAGAGCGTTGTTCCTACCGTCACCTTCTCCGATTCCCAACATAGAGGTGTATTGCTTATTACTTGAGAAGTACCACGGTAAAAGTTCCCGCACCCCCTCGTTTTCAATCTCCCGGAGTACGCCGTTTCTTTTAATAGTCACACCGTTGGGAGAATTGGAGGATGTCTTGGTTTCAATTGGAAATCCCAGCGCACACACTCCGTTCTTTGCACGGGAGAATCCCGGAGGTTTACGGAAGTAGAAGTGCGCTCCCCGATCCGTCCAAACAATTTGTGTTTTTGTCCCGGATCGTTTGATATATTCTCTGATTTGCTCTTTATTCAGGCAATCACAATCCACAACCGCTTCATCAGGTTCAAGCAATGCTCCGCAGTCCGGGAAATTATCAGGGGTATCGGCTACATCCGCGCCTTTTCTGGCGTGTTTTTCACCGGGGGCATACTCTATGAATTTCAACTTGCCCCCACCCTTTCTGTTGTGTCGATTATCCGTTCCCGGTCATCACCATCGGCGTTTCGTTTTGTATCTCTGAGAACTCCCTTCCAGAAACCTTGAACGAAAACCTTTTTACCGCTTTTATAGGTTCTCCAATGACCGATAACGTACCACGCGAGGCATTTGCGGTTGATCTTCCTACCCTCGTTCTGAGTTCCAAGGGCCTTTTCCAGCTTGTCCAGAGTAATATAGTGTTTACGGATGTATTTGATTCTGCGCTTTTTGTGGTGTTTGTTAGGACTTGTGCCACCCTCATACGGGGTTCTTTGAGGGGTTTTGAACACTTCTTTTAGGGTCGGGTGGAGAAGAGCGATTTGGATGCCGTACCAAATTGACCATTCTATTTGATAGAGTTGCACTATAGCATCCTCTGACACCCTAGTTAGTATTTCTGTAATATCATCTCGTTTTAGACTGGTTTTAGTATCCCAGCCCAACGCTATTCTAGTTATGCGAGAATATCCTTTTGATACAAACACAGTAAGAATACACCCATCTTCAAATACTACGGCTCCAACTGGTTTGCTATCGTCAGTTTGAAGATCGTCAATGTTGTGATTAAACGCGACAAATCGGATAGTCTCCGTGCCTTGTGTCAGTATGAAATCTTTTAGCGGAATTGTGTTTGAAAAGAATAGATCAGATGGGATATGAGATATCCTCCCGTGTCCGTTGTTCCACAAATGCACCAAATATTTTCGTTCTTCCCATGTTATACATATGTGGTCGCTTGGGTGACTCTGGTTCAACCAGCCGTTGATGATGGTGTTTTGTAATTCATGACAAACCACACTACACTACCTCCATCCCTCCAGTTTCTTTTCCGTGACCTTGCAATAATGGGAGATATCCACCACTTCTCTGAAAGTTGGTGCAAGGTCAGATACCTCTCCATCCCATACCAGCATATTGTCGGGCATATCAGGGAAGTTGACCAGCCCACCGTCAGCACGTTTCTTATAGAGTCGGACACCAGTATCAGACTTAGTGGCAAAAATTCTGTTCACGTTCTGGTACTCGTTCCCTTCCTGATCGACTACTCCCAGATAAGTCCGTCCAGCTTTTAGGATGTACTGATACAATGCTGGTTCGTCCAGATGTTCTCGGACAGTTTTGCTTACTGGGATATCAAACAGGAGATTGTCTACAAGGGCTTTATGGATGATCCGGGCATTGTTGTTGGAGAATAACTTGTCCTCATGGTACTTGTTACAGTCCCCGCCCTTGGTCTTGATATGCCCGTCCTTCCCCACCGCCACATAGTTGTTGACATCCTTCTGAATCCACCTGTCGAACTCATCCAGTTCAAGGGAGAGATCATAGGTTTTTTCCCATTCCCCTTGAACATCCTCCCAAGCGTTGCCCACCCCTCTGTAGTCCACGAATGCCACGCCATCGGTGTTGAGATTGACTAGGGTATATCCCACCTCATATAACCTTCTGGACAAATCAAAGAGTGCAAGCTGTCCATAGGCACAGACGGATAGAGAGGCCAGAGGATTGTTCAGGATGGAGTAACGGTTCTTGAGATTACCGTAAACAGAGTTGAGTATGATTTTGAAAGCGTCTGCCTTTACCTTGTTGGTCTTCTTGAGCAGGAGTCTTTCCATTCTCATGCTGTTGTACGCTTCCGTCCCCGGCCCAAGTGCTTCCAGATTTACTACGATACTGGGATACATACTCCCCACATCCAGTAGCTTGACTCCCCGGAACTCTTTCCCCTGTACCGCTACCCCGTGTAGTCCCCCGGAAGCAAAAGTGATATCACACCCAAACTCCCTGACGGTGATCTTCTCGTCCTTGGCTTCCTTGTCATTGGTCAACTCCTGCGAGTGCCACATTTCCCACACTTTTTCGGGGATTTTGGGGGTATTTCTCACATTATTCGGAAGCCTCATCTCTGCCCATTTCGGTAAAGGTTTCTCCAGCAGGATATCGGCAGAGAGGGTAGTGGTATTTAGCTTACGGGGATTCTTGAGTTTGGAACGCTCTGGCAACATTTCCAGAAGGGCATCCTTGACTTGGAAGTATGACTTCTCCCGGAGTTTGTAGATACGGATTGTGTTTTCTACATCATAGGCACAGTACTGGAGGACTGTTTGCTTTTCGGATTCGGTCAGGGGTCGGTCGATATCAAAGTCAATCTCTGATTCTATGATTGACCTTCCCATGTTCCCTTCAATCTGCTTCAGACTGGGCATGGACACATCTATCTGTTGCATCACATCAAGGGTATTGAGGTTGGATGCCCTTCTCTTATAGGCCAAGGTTTCCTCTTCCCGGCCTCCGATAATGGCATCGTTCAGGGCCTTTATCCTGCTCTGAGGTTCCCCGGAAAGCATGGCACTCAGCACAAGGTCATCGTAGTGATGATTATTGTACCCAACGAGGGTACAATCAGCTATTACCCTCTCTACCCCTTCAAATCCGTTGGGGGAGTCCTCCGGGTATTGCCCCGGAGGATTGTTCCACCACACGCCAATGATGTTATTGTCGATGTCCTTGATGACTACAAGGGAATCGAAACGGAAACACTCGATATCGTAGAACAGCAACCTTTCGTTGCTCATGGGTTCCTCCTTAGTCAGGGAGCTTTTTCACATCCCCATAGAAGTGACTGCCAAACGCCGCCTTGACCTCCACGATCAGCTTGGCTCCGATGAGCTTATCGGCCTCCTCAATGGGCTTGCCGTACTTCTCGGCGAACTTCTGGAGAGTCTTGTCCTTCTTGATGGGGTCGATAAACCATTGCTTCATCTGCTCGACATACTTGCCGAAAGTCATCTTGGACTCATAGGTCTTGCCCTCGATCTCATACCGAATCCTGATGCAGTAGTCATCCAGCTTGATTTCCTTGATGGTGGTCTGGTAAAGCTTCCCCTTCTGGGCCTCGGTGAACTTTTCCACCTGTTCCACCTCAAAGAGGCTGGAGAAGGTATCATAGCAGTACACGGTCTTCTTCTGGCCTACCACAGAGGCGAGGTTGGCAAAGGAGGTGTTGAAGTATTCCTTACACCATCCGTCCACCTTGGCGGCTTTCTCAGGGTCATCCTGATACTTGCCGTCCTTGAAGGACTGGCGGTTGAAGTTCACTTCCCGAATCTCTCCCCGGTCAGGGTCGAGGAAGGTGAGGATGGCCTTCTTGTTGTCCTGTTCATAGCGTACTTCGATGAGTTCCAGATTCTCGCGGATTTCCATTATTGCATTTCCTTTCTGTAAGTGATTTTGTTATTTTTGAATAATAATTCAGCAAAGTGAATGTTTGCTTCCCCGGTAACATAAAACACGGCACAGGGTTCGTGAACGGATTCAGGAACTTTGGTATTGACTTCCTCCACCTTCTTCTTCCGGGCCATTCCTGTACTGATAGCACAGGCTAGGTCAAGGGATTGGGAGTAAGCATCCATAATATATCCTGCCGCTTCCATCCCCATGATGCTCTCACAGTCCCTCTCCCTCTGCTCCATCCAAGCGGTCATGTCCTTTTCGGCATTGGATACGGGATAGGTCTTGTTGGTATGCTGGGGCTGAATCCATCGGTCAAAGGGGTCGGAGATGTATTCAGGGAAGTGGTACATGGGGATTCGTTTATCCCATATCTCCCTTAGTACACCCTTCTTATCCTCTCTCTCCCTCTCTTCCATCTCCTTTACCTTTGCCCTAAGTTCGTCATCGGCAGAGTTGATGATGGAAGTGATGACCTTCACCTGTTTCTCCAGAACGGTGTAGGGTTCAAGGATCGCGGCCTTGACTTCCTTCCGTCTGGTTTCAAGGGCAGTGACTATCTTCCGGGCATTGGCAAGAGTTTGTCGGACTTCTGACACATTGTCTTCCGTTAAGGTAGTGCTGTTCAGCACTTCAGCAACGGCCTGTGCTTTGTTGATGTAGTCCTCAAACTCAGGGAATCGGACAGTACCGGGAGTGTAGATGATGAGGTCAGGCATGGGGTTTCACCTCCCTCTTGTAGCATTTCTTGTGAATCAGGATCACTCCCTCCCGGCTCTTGCTTGCCTCCAGTTGGTCGGCATCCTCCTCATGGATTTCCTTCCCACAGGCAGGACAGAGGGGATGGTGGGATAATCCATAATCCCGGTGAAAGCGTCTGATATAGGCAACGATTTCTTTCTTTTCCGTCAGTAAAACCTCCCACTCTTGTGTAATTCCACCCATTGACTCTCCGGGCCTCGTCTGTTGCAGTAATAGAATGCCTTGGACTGCTGAGTACTGAGATGTCTGTGGGAACTCACCCACGGATCGTAGTGACGGTTGGCGTATTGTTTCGCCATAGCTGTCAACTTCTGTTCATCGTAATTGGATTCCAGAAACAACCAGTCGAACTTCAAGCCGTTGGGATTCTCCACCAGACAGGTATCAGTAGCGTAGATTAGTTGCTCCCCATCCTGCTCCCAAGTAAAGTATGTGACCTCTGTGTCATGACTTCCGGGATAAGGGGTGATGATAATCCCACTCGGAGTTTCAAAGGGGCTTGTACTGATGACTTCGTTGATGTGAAACTTGTAAGCTACGGTTGGGTTGGCAAAGGTCTTGATCCGGGGGAATTCGGACAGGATTTTGTTGAAGGTGGGAATCTTGATATGGTCGGAGTGGATGTGCGTTATCAGGAGGGTGTTGACCTTGTATAACTCATCCCGGATCGCGTTGTACGGCACTCCGCAGTCAATCATAATGTTCCCTATCCTGACCGCATTCCCCGTAGACCCTGATGCTATGATTCGATAATCTATTTCTCTCACTCCCGATTAAACGGGGAAAGTCAAGGATAATACTCTGCCCTCTCTTCCTCAGTCATCAGAGCGAACACATCTACTCCATCCACGGTGTAGATCACCTTCCAAGGGTAGATATCACTGTGTTCTTCCAGTCGCGGATGCACCACTCTCGGCAACGCCCACGCAATAAGCTGGGGGATATTGTGGGCGTGGATTTCAGGGTTGTTTTCCATGCTGTGCCACATGACAGACAAAATATAGACATCGTTCTCTCTGAGGCTGTTGACGATATTGGGCCAGACCCGCAGAGCATGGGCCAAAATACCCATTGACTTTTCCCCGTTTTTGTGATAGTATTCGGTTGACATAATGTGTCGCTCCTCTCTTTCTTCCTTCTTGTCGGGTTCCATGTTTTACCTCCCTTCTTCTCTCTGTACCGCTCCGGGTGATTGTCGGCATCCGGGGCGGTACGCTTTTTATTCTTCGGCCCAAACATCGCCGCTGTTCCATCCCGTGCGGAATATGTTGATACGCCCGTTCCCGGTGAAATACAGGAAGTCCTTACTGAATACCCGGTTCTCACCGTTATGCCAATCAACCATGCACTCATAGGCTAGGGCATATAACTCATCCGTCACAGGGAAGCTGGTCTTGTAGCCGAAAAACTGATTCTTTTGACTGACTACCTCAAGAACGGTGTTGGGAAACTGCTCGCTATCCACCCTGTTAAACACGCACCAGCAAACCGCTTTCTGCTGAAGCTCACTACATCCTCTGCACTCCCCGTACAAGGTCTGGGCTAGGGCTACTACGCTTTCCTCGTCTGGTGTGTAGGGCGGTTGGATAGGTGCTAGTGATAGGTTGCAGAGTAGGGACATGGTGGTCAGAACGTGGATGATTGCTGTGGGGAGGGTCATGTGGTGGCCTCCTCTGCCGGGATGATGGTCTTTTCAATCACCTTTGCCGCCGCACTTGGGATGGTATGGTTATCATCCCATGCATCCAGCAGCGCATCTGCATCAATCAGCCTCCCATGCAGCGGCACGGGGACGAGAGGACAGTTCTCATGCCGCCTCCCGACAATCAGGGAAAAGGTTTCCTCAAATTCCTTGTTCAATGCCATGCAAACATAATCATCTGGATTCACTTTTTCACGAAACGGGCAATAGAAGCAACTTTTCGGCATCTCCATGCCTTTGATTAAGATGCTCAAAAGTCAAACCTCCTCCCCGCTCTGTACTGCTTCCCTGTCATCTCTGACAGATACTTATTCGTGATTTTCAACTCTTTCAGTATCTCAAACAGTAACTCAACTATCTTTCCCATGCTCATTCCTCCTTCGACGGCTCAGGGAGCGGCATCCAATGGGTGACTGTCATACCATTAAGACCTTCATGCTGGAAGTGCGGCCTCGGATCACGGGCGTAATAGTCCAGCACCTGCATGAACATCATCCCAAGATACCCGTTCCCATGATTGAACCCGTAATATGCCAATACATGGCAATCATCCTCCGGCAACCGATCCGTCACGGGAATCCAGCGGGGCTTTTCATCCTTATGCGGGATTATTTGCAACGGCAGACTTTTTACCATTTCCATGAGTGTTTTCTTATCGCGTTCATCAAACATTTCGGTATGCTGTGCTTCAACAATCACTATCGCTTTCATTTGCTCTACCGTCTGTTGCAGTTCCTCAATGGCATCGGCGGCTTGCTTCATCGTCTCCGCAAATGCGTTTTTGATGTTCAAAGGTTCCGCGGCAGTAAGAAACTCCGCTTTTTCGCGCAAGTCCTTTATCAGCTCATACATCGTCCTGCCCTCCGTCCTGACCTTTGTGCATCACTTTCCCCCCGCAGAAGGGGCAGTAATTCATATCGGCCCGGCCCCCGTTCAGCGTGTCAGACCGCACGGTAAGGTAATTTCCGCAGACTGAGCATTTATAAACGGATTCTCTCCTCCTTGCTTCCACCAAACGGATCACACCAGCCTTATAGAGCAGGAACGCTCCGACCAACTCACTGCCCAGCGCAAGGAACGCTCCCTTGCCCATCGGCAGAGTCCCCAGTTCCATTCCTCCCACGAACCCCAGCATCAGCAGGAACAGCAGAAAGCCCGTTGCTGTACACAATCGTTTCTTGATTCTTACCGTCATCGTTTACCTCCACTCTGATTCCCTCTGCTACTCCCCCGGCCTTGTGTGCCAGAATCGACATCCACACACGGGCTAGGGTGGAATAGTTAGGGGGATTTTTCGTTACTATCCGCATTTTTTTCATCCAGCAGAAGTGCATCGACTGTAGTTCCATACACCTTTGCAATCTCTGGTAGCCTCCTACCATCCGGGAAAGTTTCCCCGCTTTCCCACTGACACACGGCAGATGGCGTAACTCTCAAGCGTCTTGCGCTTTCCGCAACGCTTAGTCCAGCCGCCTCTCTTGCCCTTCCAAAAGACATTCACATCCCTCCTTAGATTATATTTAGCCACGCTTGACTATTTGGCGGGGATGTGATATGCTCCGTTTGCCGACAAAACATAACAGGCCCCGCCGATAGTCTTAGTTTCGGAGGGCCGGGATTCGCATACCCACCAAAACCTTTAGCGTAACTAAGTATAAAGCCTTGTATTCTAAAAGTCAAGGCCAAACTAAGAATTTTGTGGGTAGCAGAATCACCAATCTTAGGGAGGCTATATTTATGCAAGGTGAACAATTTGTCAGGAAGGTGAAAGCTAGGGCGGCAGAGTTAGGTATTCCGATGAGTGACTTGTACAGGGATTGCAAGATAACATCTGGAACCATGTCACAGTGGAAGAAGGGGCTGACCAATCCGCGCTTTACCAACATCATCAAACTAGCAGAGTATCTAAAGACCACCCCTGAGTATCTATTTGGTAAGACAAAAGAAGTAGAAACAGAAACCCCCGCCACAGAAGATATGGCAGAGGTTCTACAAGCATTTCGTGAGCGTCCAGAAATGAAAATGCTCTTTGACGCAGGACTAAAAGCAAACCCGGAAACCGTTAGGGAAACGGCAAGATTCTTGGAGGGACTAGCAGGAATTGGCAAGACTGATTGAAGGGTCTGATTATTGCGTCCGTGTAATCAACTTCCCTACCTATATTGGTGGGGCGGTAGTGGTAGATGAGGACGGGTTCTACAACGTGTACCTCAATGCAAGATGTTCGTGGGAGAAGCAGAAAAAATCCCTTGCCCATGAACTTATGCACTTGGAGAACAACGATTTCTACAACGGGGAGGATATTTCCGTAATTGAAAGAAGGTGATGCCCAATGCGAGTGTGTTTATACGCTCGTGTCTAGCCTCCTCAGACGAGCAAGCCAAGCACGGCCTATCCCTTGGTGACCAGCTTACAGACCTGAGAGCATGGGCAGAAACGAATGGTCATTCGGTAATAGCTGAGTATGTGGATGCGGGTGTGTCTGGCAAAAGGCCCTACCCTAAACGCCCAGCGTTGTCTAGGTTTATGGAGGATTTGGAAAGTGGGCTAAAGGTGGATGCTCTTTGCTTCACTAGGCTGGATAGGTTTTTCCGAAGTGTAAAGCTTTACTATCAGGCAGTAGATGTGATGGACAGGCACAAGGTATCGTGGACTGCGATTCTTGAGGACTACGAAACCATCTCGTCCACTGGAAAATTCAAGATGCACCTGATGCTGGCGATTGCGGAACATGAGTCTAGTCGCACAGGGGAAAGACTCCGCACCACACTCTCCCACAAATTTGCCCGTGGCGAGTGGAGCGGGAAGCCTCCAAGGGGGTATTCGGTAGTTGACAAGCACCTCACCCCCAACAAAGATGCCCCAATCATTGCAGAGGCTTTCAGGGTATGCCACCGATCCTGCTCCGTGGTGGCGGCTCAGTCCTATCTGCATGAGCATGGTATCAAGGTGGTGTACAATACCGCATACCGATTACTGACGAATCCGATCTATACAGGACGGCATGATGGGGTGGAGGGATTCTGTGAGCGGTTGGTGGATGATGATACCTTCTCTGACATTCAGGCCATGCTGGGAAAACGCTCTGACCGCACAAACGACACAGGAAGAGTCTATCTTTTCTCAGGGTTGCTGGTATGCTCTGAGTGTGGCAGGAAGTTGGTAGGGCAGTACAACCCCACATACTCCCCTGAGAAACAATGGCGATATCGCTGTGCTGGTTGTTACAGGGATCACCTCTGCTCAAACAATAAGTATTTAATTGAGTCAGAAATTGAAGATTACCTCCTCGCAAAAGTGTGCAAGGAAATCGAAAAAATGTCCGCACAAGTGGAGTATTCTGCTCCTGCTCCGAAACCGATAGATAACACGGCGAAACTGGAACGATTAAAGGAACTGTACATTGAGGGGGAGATTTCACGGGAGGAGTATCAGAAACGGAAGGACGCTCTGACCACACTTCCCGTCATCAAGCAATCCACCCCTCGCATAAAGGAAATAGCCCTCTCCGGGGATGACCTCAGAGAGAGCTATCAATCCTTCACTCGTCAGGAGAGAAGGGCGGTATGGAAGTCTGTGATAGATAAGATTGATGTTGATAGGGATAGGCTAACAGTAGTGTTTAGAACCTAATAAGTGCTATTTCACACTTGACGGTCGTTCAATGTGACGAAACACTTACTAAACTCAACTCCGTAAGACAAAACTCAACTCCGTAAGACAAAACTCAACTCCGTAAGACAAAACTCAACTCAGAGTTGACTTATCTCTTGCAATACTCAGCGCATATCATTCTCCCAAAGCAGTTCATAAAACCTCTCAAGGATAGCACAGGCTTCAGCCCGTGTCAGGGGGTTGTTGGGCTTGAAACTGCCATCAGGGTATCCCTTAACCAGCCCATGCTCCGTTGCCCATTCAATACTCCCCTTTGCCCAATGCCCGGTAATATCATCCACGACAACAGGCTCAGGCTGATACTGCGGACGGCAGACGGCAACGATTTGGGAGGGGTAACGTCGTTTCTGAGCAACACAGCCCCCGTTGTCCTGACTGCCTTCCTCTCCAGGAGTAGTGTTACCCTCAACCGTTATGATTCGCTTATATTGGTCGTAAGTTCCGTCTTTGCACACAACCTCGGCAGTTCCTACCACCAGCCCGCAATGCTCCGTGTCCTTCGTGCCATGGAAATTCAGCAGGACGATATCCCCCGGCTGAACCTCTCTCACAGACACGGTTTGGCCCATGTTTTGGTACCACATCAGCAGAGTACCGCAGGAGGCAGTCCGTCCACCGCCGAAGAAAGCCATGCGCTCCCCGGCCTGGGCGAAGCACCACCACAAAAACGCCACACACCACGGTTGGCCTTGCATCTTGGGGTCATAGGATTCCCAGTATTTAGTGTGATTACTGCCGGGTGGGTCTTCGGTATACCCAAGGTCTGCCCGTGCCACCTCAATGACTTTACTCAGACTCATTGGTCTTCTCCTGCTCATGGTGGATGAACTCCCGGTATCCTTCCGCACAATCAAGCTGTTCGTCCACGATCTTCACCGTGGCCTTTTCGGTGTTCTTGTCGTTCCACAGGTTGGCGGAATACTGATGCCAAGCCACCTTTGCGGCCTCAAGGCTGGGATATTCCCCGTGGATGGCGAAGTTGGTGTCTGTGCATTTGATGATTGCATATTTCATGGTGTGACCTCCTTAAAACGACCCTGTCCATGAACTCCAAATTGTGTTAAAGCGTGTCCGATAGCGGATGTGAGAGTTTGCGAAAATCATCTGCATTCCGTTCCACCCTCCATCACCAAACATAAACATCGTAGACCAGTTAATACTCCCTATGTCTGTGGGGCCGTTGGTGTTACCTGTTGCGAGTTGGTAAATTCCACCATAGTCTAAGCTGTCAAGATTTGTATTATAAATCCTTATTGGATATGTAGTCAGGAAGGCTGTTGATGCTGTGACGCTTTCGCAGTTCGTCCCCGGCGTAAACGTTCCACCGCTGGAGATTGCCGATGTGACCCGGTATAGGAAGCCATTTAGGCAGAAGTATTCCCCAACAGCATAGTTCTTGCTTGCGGTACTCCCCGTTTCCACCGTGGCAAGCTGGGCCTGATTTGCCTTATCTGCAAGCTGGGCAGGTGTGGCGTAATCCGTCCCCGCCGTCAACGGTGCTTGGTAATCCGTGCCTGATACTGCCGCACTCACACCCCCGGCTCCGTCACCTTTGAGGATGCCGGATGCCGTGATGGTGTCTTGCTTATCGCCCACATCGCCAACCACTTCATCTATAGCAGTTTGCACATTGGTGGCAGTAAGTCCGCTGGTCGTGTTGTCATAGTCCACATCGGACGCATCGTCCGGGATAGCATCGTACACTTCATCTATTGCCGCCTGCACTTTCGTTGCTGTCAAGCCAGATGTAGTGTTGTCGTAATCAATATCAGATGCGGGAGGGGCCTGAGACGAATCCAAGACCCCGTTACTATCCAGACTTGCCACACCATCAGCCACACCCACATCCGAAGAATCAACTGCACCGATATCAGAAGCTTGGGTTGGAATAATAGCCTTAATGGATTCAAGTTCGCCGCCAACTGTAGCGAGAACGACATTGCTTCCTGCCGCAATTGTATCTCCAATGTTGATAATTGTAGATGTTCTATACAGTAGTCCAGACAGAATCAAATATTGTCCTTCCAGATAATAATGTTCTGATGTTTGACTTGTTTCCACTCTGGCTATGATATTTGTTCCAACTGCACCAATATCTTCAGGGGAAGATGGTATTTCCCCTTCCACCTCCATTATCCTATCACTTACGGTAACTTCCTTGATATTGGTGTCAGAAATTAACGAGTCCCCAATAGAAATGGGAGCAATCGCCACACATAGAATCCCCCCCGGAACAATCATCATCTCTCCAACTGAATAGTTCTTCTGAGCCTGATGCCCGGTATCTGTTTCTATTGAAGCAATAATATCTGGTTTTGCCGCCCCCACATCTTCTGCCGTTAAATCTATATCACTAGACAAATCCTGCCCGTTGATTTCTCTGGTAGTTGGGACAAAGAGATCAGTAACTGCATCTTTGAACCACGCCATGATTCTGGAAAACGTGAAATTATAGTTCTCCCCAGCGTGTAGCCCGGTAACTACATCCGAATTGTGAATTACGCCTGAACTTGGAAACTCACTTATTTTGATTCCATCTTCGGTATCCACAGACGAGCCTCCTTTCACTCCGTAATTATATGCACAGGGGCCAAAGATTCGAGAAATTCTCTCATTGCTGTTGCAAACGCATCACTATTATACATTGGCAAGGTTATAGTGTTTGCGTCTACGGGAATTGCGGCATAACGGGTAAAGTAAGTTTCAGCATTAGATCCTGAATACTGTGTCATAGTTCTATACCCCGGTATTAGCCCGGTACTACCAGACACATAAGTAAACCATCGGTCTACTGTTTCTTCATCATCCAGAGATCTTTTAGATTCAATGCGAAGCTCACTGGTACGAGTCCAGCTTTCATCATATATTATTGCTATTCCATATGAAACGTGGTCGCTACCCGGCGTAAAACGTGGTGTCGCAAAAACTACATACACTTGTGGAGCTTCGGGCCTGCTAGTAGCGTGATAAATCCTTTGATATGGATATTCTGTATTATTTGACAGATACCAGTCCCCTATAGGATATATCGTCACATCGGTTGACGATAATGTTTCTGTAATAATTGGAGTTCCATCTTCTGCAAGAATGTATTTACCGTGTGGAATGTCTGGCTTTCTGCCTTTGCCTCCCGGTGCTCTGCTAAGATTTACTCCGATGAGATACCCCTTGATAAAACTCTCCTTGTCAAACGGCATTGTCTTCCTCCGATTCGCACTCCGTTTCTGTCACCATTTGTGTGCTCTGTTGAAATAAACTTACTGTGCCTACCGCTTTTTCTTCTGGTGGTAGCCACACAGTTAAACCCAACGCAAGCCCCCGCAGAAAACTCTCTTTATCATATGGCATTACCAAATCACATCCGTTTCATGTCCGTCCCCATCAGTAATCCGAATGGGGTTCCCACCACTATCAAAATCCACAAGATAGGTGCAAGTCTGGCCTCCGTCTAAAGTCTGAGAAAAATAACCAGCATTCCAGCCAGAAAAATCAACAGCAACAGGCTTTCTAATACCATATAAATCCATATAGCCTGTACTATTCATTCTCAGACCCAAATCATCCCCATTTACATCTGTAAAACTAATATCAAACCCATCTACTGCTTTATGAAGGATGCCTTTTGTCCGTCCATTGTTATCACCAGCACCCATAGTCAGCTTGGGGACATATACTCCACCCTCAAGTTCAAACTGTATTTGGGCCTTTATCTGCTCATCATATGAATATACCTTCACAGGCCAGTCGGTTACTTCTGTTGTGGCATAAACTTGCCTATCGTTTATGTCCAGAGGATAGCCGTCCTGCGTATGCCCAACAATTTCAGCTTTCCAGTAAAGCCCTTCTCCCCATCTATTCGTTGCCTGAATCTCCACAGGATCATAACCGGAATACCTGACACTTCCTGTAATAAGTCTGAGATAATTATCTTGAATTTTAATATAATTATCGTCAGAGGTGAGGCCAAGTATATACAGTCGAATCCTTTTACTTGTGGACAGCCTATCTACTGTAAGTTCAGCAATATCGCCAAGATCGGCATAAAGGGAGTCTACACCCAACGCACCCTTGAACACATAATCTCCACGCTCCGCATCGAAGTAGAGCCGATCGTCCATCACCCCATCTATCAACGCCCTCATTGAAAAAACATCGGAATTGAATAGGGCTTCACTTGCACCGTCAGACCGTTTAATCTCCAGTCCCTTTTTCCGGGATATAGTCACGCCATAATAGGGAGTGTTTAGCCCAACCTTCCTGCGAAGTGTGCGGTCAACGTAGTCAGCATAAGGGTATTCATGGTCAATCTCCTGCTCCCCCTCTGCCGCGATTCCCGCAACCTCCAGCACCTCTGCCGTCACATCAATGGTAAAAGCCGGGGCGGTTATCTCTTCGCCTGTGTACCCTACCGTCACTTTGTCCCCCACTTCAAGGGCCAAATCAATGAAGGAACCACTGCCGTTGTACGGACGATAGGTCGTACCACTGATTGCACTCAGGATGCCATTCGCCGTTTCCTGCGTGGCCCAAGGTGAGTCACAGACAAGTTCCCGCCCCGTACTGCTTCCTGCTTCGTAGGCTTCCTCATCGGCCCAATACACAGTGACTTTGCTCCATGCAGAGAATGCCGGGGCGGTGTGAAGCTGGGCGGTATTAGTTCCAAGGTTGAGGGTGTCAGAGTTGCCCGTCAGGGGGACAAGGCGAAGTTTGTTGTCAGGGGTGATGGTGAAGTTCCCGGCATGGTGGACTGCGATATAGCCAAGTACCTCACGCATTGTCAGGTCGTTGGGGTACTCGACCTTGTACCCTGTACCGCTATGGATGGTAGTACGGGAGTCGAGCGTCACGCCGATGATAGTGCATATTTCGTCCACCACATCGTCCATGTCTTGAGGCCATTCGTCAAAAGCAGTCAGGTCAGCATATGTCTTTCCCTCTGCCCCATCTGCCTTGAGCATGGAATCATAGCAGGACAGGTCGAGGATGCCGTTGATTTCATCTACGCTCCGGGTGTCAATGTAAAACGTGCCAAGAGTGATCCACTCGCTCGTCTGTAGTTCGGTCAGGAGGCGATACTTAGGGACTACGGTTGCCATGCGTGGAACATTGGCACTTGCCTCAAAGATACTGCACTCAAAGGTGGCAGATACACACCCGCCGATAGAGGGAGCATTTCCCGTAAAAACCTGACGGTGGATGTGGGGAAGGGCATGGCCCCCTCCCACATCTGCCGCTATTTTGTCCATGCCATAATCAGTCCCGTTGATGGTGATTTTCCATTCCACGGAATGATTCTGGGTGGCGAATATATTGTTGTAAAGAGTGCTTCGACTAAGCATCTAGTTCACACCCTCACATTTCAACAAGTGGGAAAGTCATTTCCTGCAAGTCCTCACCATTAGCCCGGTGAATAACATAATTAGTCTTGATGCTGTTAGAGTACATCGTCATCGTCTTGGAGGCATTCGTCCGGGGGTAGGGGTTAACGGTCACGCTGAAGGACTCAGGCTCAAGTAGGTCGTGGATAATTTTGACTTCTGCACGGGTAAGTTGCCTTGTCTGGATGTCCATGCGCTCCTTGATTGCCACCCGGCCCCTGTGCATAAGCCCCGCCATATCACGCCCAGCATCGGGGGCTTCAACATCTTCTCTGCTGAAGGTCACGCCCTGATACTTGATGTACTTGGTAATGTCCGTGCCGCCTATCGTAATCGTCATGACTTACACCCCCATTGATCGTGACAGTCTACTCTGCCCGTACTTGATTTCGCGGGAGTCGAGGTAGATGTGGATTTCCTGACCCTTGCCGCTACCCAGCACCCCGCTCACTGCGTTCGCTACACCAGCACTCACGGCGGCAACGATCTGGTCGTTGTTTGCAACTGCGGTCTGGTTGCCGATAGTACCTACCAACTCAGGCCCGGATTCACGAGCAAGGAACATCTGCCCGGTTACGGGGAAGCCTCCTGTCGCAAACCCTCTGCCGCTACCAACTCTACCATCACTCTGTACGGTGTAAGTCGAGGTAGGTGTTTCAATTTTGGGAGCATCAAGGGACAGCCCATTCCACCAACACTTTATCTCATTCCAAGCATTTGCAAGCCATGTCGTGAACCCGGCCCAAATGTCAGAGAACCCATTGTAAATGCCCTGTGCTACTGCCGCTCCGATTTCGTAAAACACAGTGGACGGACTATGAATCCCCAGCAAGTCCTTCAACCACTGAATGACATTATCCCACGCATCCTTGAACAGCTTCCACAGACCAGCACCATCTTTGCCGAAGTAGTAGTCCCAGCCAGCACCAAACCCTTGCCACAAGGTTTCAGGAACGCCAGACCACTTCTTGTCAATCTCGTCAATCAAATGGCCCTGTGCTTCTAGGATGTTGTCATTGGTTGTGTCGATGTTGTACGCCATCTTCGCCCATTCATCGGCAGTTTCTTTACCGTAATCACGATAAAGGCGGTAGTAATTCTCCCATGCCGTCTGTATCTCGTTTTCATGGGCATTCATGGCTTCCTGATAAGTCTTATGGGCCTCTTTCAGTTTGGACACATCGTAAGCAATCAGGACAGCATCCGCAACGGCAAGCGCACCCGTGGCAACGGTAGAGGCCAGTTTTGCCAACCCCTTCTTCGCACCCCCAACAGAAGCAAGGATGGAAGCAGGAATCTTCCCAATATTGGTGATAAACTTGCCGATTGCATTAAGAACTATAATACCACCCAAAGCAAGCAACGCCCACTTAACGGCATCCATGCCCTCGACAAATTCCTTCCAACTGATTTCCCCATTCAGGAGCTTAACCAGATCGTCAAACAGTTCCGTAAGCTCCTGCAAACCTTTCAGCACAAGTCCCCCAAGCCATTTCAGGAGAGGCTTCAACACTTCATCCCAAATTGGCTGGAAGATAAGGCCAAGTTTTTCAAGGACTGTACGGAGAAAGTCAAACGCCGATGCCAAAGCGTTTAGCAGAACAGGGGCAAGTTCCTCAATCGTCCAATGCGCCAGCGGCACAAGGATATTATCCCACGCCCATCCAAGGCCCTCGCGGATGGTTTCAGCCAAGCCACGCACCGCAGTTTTCAGTTTGTCCCAGCCCTCAAGCAGAGGTTTGAAGTCCAAGTCTGCAATAAGGTCTTTGAACTTCTGCGCGACATCAAGCCACTTCTGATCTATGGGTGAATCCTTCCCGCCAAACATTTCAGAAGCAGAAACGCCGCTGTTTTTGTCTTCATTTAGGCGGTTGATAACATCGAACCCAAGTAGCTGATTTTTCCATTCCTTTGCGCTCTTGGCCCCGGACTTCATATCGTCCGCAAACTTATCCGACACTGCCGCCGCTTTAAGGTAAGTAGTCCCGGTAAACGCAGAGATAAACTGCGACATCGCATCTGCCAGCTTAATAACCAGATTCACAAGCTGGACGATTATAGGCTCCAGTGCGGTGAGAAGGGCAATAAACGCAGAACCAAGCTGGTTCTTCATCTGCGTACTCGCAGACTTCATCGAATCCATTGCCTCTGCGAAACGATGCCCGGATGTGGTTATGCTATCGCTAAACAGGTATGCGTTCTTCAGGCCCTCAGAAAACGCTTGCGTAATGGACTTGATAACAGTACGGATGAACCGATAGAATGCGATCCGTTTCAGGGAAGAGAGAAAGTTGGACATGGGCTTGTGCGTCTTAGTCGCACTCTTCGCCACATTGTCAATACCCTTTGCCGCTTCCTTGGTGGCAGAGGAAGCTTTACTCGCCGCCTCTTTCACATTGTTGATAGTCTCTGCCGCCTGATTAGTGGTGTTGTTGGTGATGTTTACGCTCTTGCCGCTGAGAAGGTCACGGAAGATGTGCAAATCGGGCAACACCTTTTCCAACGCACGGCCTAATGAACGGACTGCACTTGTAACACTCTTTATTTCATCAGCCGCACCAGACGCACTATGCTTGACTTCTATTTCTAGGCTTTCCAGCGTATCAGCCATTACACATCATCCTTTGCTTTATCGGCACGTTGCTTGCGTATCATAGCCTTCATAGCGGCCTCCATTTTCGCGTATTCCTCCCGCTCACGCCGCTGTTTTTCGGCTTTCGTCAGTGGGAATATGTCTATGGGCCTCTCAAAATAATTCTGCCGCTTTACACCTTTTGAGCGGAAAGCATTTGCGAGAGTGACGGCAAAAGCATCGTAGTTGTATAACCCTTGCAACCACGCCTGTTCATTCTCAGCTTCACGCTTCAATCGATACGCTTTTCTGTACGCAACAGCCATGGAAGGAGGGCCATCCCAATACTGTTCATAGGTCATTCCCATAGCGAGGTATTGCGGACAGGCCCCCTCAAAAATTTCTTCGTATGTGGGTTGCTTTTCCTCGGACGGCTCAGTTAAAACTTGACCGCCATCTTGCGAGGGTTTTCCTTGATTCCCTCGTCCTCCCCGGCAATCAGAGTCTTAAAGGGTTCGGCGTAGAGTTTACCAAGGTATTCGGCTTCCTCGGTTGACAGGCCGTTCAGCCCATCGAACAGGATGCGGGAGGTATCTTCCTGCTTCATATACGGATGGTGCATAAGGAACGCACCCCAGAACAGGAGCGGGAGCATAGTCATGGGAGCAGAGTCCATTTTATTTACATCCAAACCAGCCGCCTCTGCCTTTGCGACAGTACGCCGATTGAACTCAAGGGTATACTCTCGCCCCTCTTCGGGATCAGTGATAATCATGGGCTTCATAGCCATTTGCCAACCCTCCTAGTCGATAAAATTGTGGGGCGGGGTGTTCGGCCTCGCCCCGTTTGATTACGCAGACAGACCAGATGCCGCCGCGAAGGTGTAGTCCCCAGTCGGCAGGATGTTTGCATTATTTTCCAGCACGGAATCCACCTCGGCCCCACCAAATCCCAAAGGCAGAGGCTTGCCGGGAAAGTAGAAGCTCTGGAGGCCGCTACCAGCAGGATAGGCAACCTCAAACCACATCTCCTTGCCGCCAGTCAGGCCAGCGTATGCGGTGACACACGCCTCCCAAGCGGTACGGAAAGCAGAATAATCGTTAACGGTGATCGCAACCGCGCCCCCGGAATCCCCAAGGCCCTCGATATAAGTGTGATTTTTTTTGGCACTGAGGGGCGTACTCTGCAAGGTGTTGGGGTCATTGAACAGCGCGGGAATCGCTTTGCATCCGGGAATGTTCGTGTACCCCGTGGACGGGCGAGTTCCCGCAGAAGTCTCGACGCAGTAATTCAACAGCATCCCGGCGGTACTGACAGCATTTGCCATTGTGATTTCTCTCCTTTATGCAGATATTGTGGGCGGCATCGTATCCCCGCCCCCGATGATGCGGCGAAAACGGCCCACAATCGTGAACTTATCCCCGCCGTCAATGTTTGTTTCAGAAAACTCCCGATAATACATCTCGCTCATGGCGTTCCGGGCAACCTCCATGAGATTGTAGGCTTCAGTTGCCGCAGTGTTAGCCTTAGTGGACACAACCTGAATCTCAAAGACGGATTCCCACTGGACATCCTGATAGTCAAGCTGAATGTTCTCAACAGGACGGGAGCGGTCTATCTCATGGATGTAACAGGCCGGGAAAGTGGACGGTTTAGCAACGTACCGGGAAGTGCAGGAGGCAGAAGGATAAGCGGCTCGGATGGCGTTGGCAACACGGGTATATACTGCGTTGCGTGTATAGTTCACTTCCCGAATACCTCCTTCACAACTCTTGGCATTTCCTCACGCATTTTCTTCTCTGCGTAGTACATAGGCATATAGGCAGGAGTCCCGGTATAACGAACTTTGTCATAGTACCAGAACCCACGGTTCCAAAGCATCTGCTGATGCTCCTGCGACCAAGTACCCCATGCCACAGGAACATCTGGATCGAAATGTGCCTCTACCCCGTCACCTGTACCAAACTCGATAAAGTACACATCAGAACCAGACATAACGATTTTCCAACCGTTATCAATTCGCTCAGTACCAATGTATTCAACGGAGTTTCCTTCCGAAAGTCTGATACCGTTAACAACAGAGATAGCTTCCTGCGCTCCGATCTCCGCAAGCCGCCGACACACTTCATCTAGCTTTGGCTTTATGGTTTTCTTATAGGCTTTAAGCTCATCCAGAGCTTTCTTGCACCCGTCCACCGATAGCTCAATGGTAATCTTACGCACTCGGCATCGGTTCCCCGTGTGTCACATCCAACTCTGCCAGAGCGATGACCACCTGATTGATAGTCCTGCTTACCCCGGTGCAACGATAGTTGTGCGGATCAGTCAAAGGGTTCGCCTCAAACCACCAGATGGTATCCGTGTTGAAGGGAGTGGTAAGGTCATCGGTAACAACTGTCCGGGTGAAAGGATTGTCCACACCGAAAAGCTCTATCTCAGCCCGACCACGGCCCCCTGACACATTCATCCGTGTAGTCACAGGTGCGGCATAACTCACCGTCTGCTCACCCGTAAGGTTCCCCTCAGAGTCCACCACATCAGTTACGCCAGAGTACAGAGCGTAGCTGATCTCACGCTTATTGCGCTGGACTGTCCTCATTCCGTACTCACCGCCCCGACTCTTACATAGGCGAGTACGTTATTGTGGATGTAGTCCAGCATATCGGAATAGCGGAAGTGGCGATGCACGGAATTTTCGATGTGCGTCTGCTCACCCTCCGCACCAGCCTGAGTGTACCCGGCAATGACGGCGTAGACCTGAGTATTCTCATACTTGGCAGGAACATCCGTCACATCCAGAGGCACACCGCCGACAAGGTGATAAATCCAGTACAGGATTTCATTCTTTGCGATAGTCAGGTAGCCGTTGAGCTTTTCATCGGAGGGAACTTCCCCGCCGTCATCAAGCAGGAGCTTGACCATCGCCAGCTTTTCAGCATCCGTCATGCGTACTCACCTCTTTGAATGGAGGGGAGGGAGGAAAGGCCGTCCCTCCCCTGTTTCGTTTCGTCAGGCACTCACAACGCTGGGAGCGTTGACATAGATGCCGTTGGCTTTCTGGTGCTTGACCCACGCACCGTGGTACTGACGGAAGTCGTACATCCAAGCCTGAGCCTCCTGCACCACAGCGGGGCTGAAGATGCGAGGCTCGGCGAACTGCACGGCCTGCATGACGGCAGAGGGATGGATGATGAGGAAGTTAATGGTACTACCAGCCGCAGTGTAACCGCCAGCGTCATCGTGGTCTTCAGGCTCGGCGAGGGTGCAGACGGTGTTGAACCGACCGCTGGGAACGGTGATGACCCGCATATCGTTGTACATCTCGACATTATAGTCGATGCCGTTCTCACCATTCATGGTGTAGCGGGTGATGCCGCTCTTCAGGTAGCGGTACATCGTGGGGTTCAGGAACAGAATGCGGCCCTCATAGGGAACTTCGGCGTTGTCGAGCTTCTCAGTGCCAAGGTCGATGGCGGCAACCGCACCAGACCCGGTGCTGATGGACTCAGCGGTCTTCATGGAGTCGCTGGCAGACTTCGCATAGGTGGCGAAGCGCACGGCATCGGTTTCAGGCACGACTTTTGTTCTCATGAACTCAGAGGCCAGAGTGCCGAAGGCCATGCCTAATGCCTCCGAATCGTCAATTCTGTCCACGAGGAACTGACGCCCTCTATCCCACTGAGGCGTATAGCCGCGCCAGCTGGCAGTCACATCGCCGCGCACGAAACCCTTGTTCCGATAGTAGTTGCCAAGGGCCACCATATCGGTTTCAAACAGGTAGAAGGTATGGTACTCAGGACTCCAGCGCACACGATCCTGCGCGGTGTCGAGAATAGCGGTCTTGCTCTCAGCCTTGTAGATTTCGTCCAGCAGAGGGAGATAACGAGAGGCAAGGCCGATGCTGTTGTTGATTTCAGGGGCAACGGTAGGGGAAACAGCCATTTCAAATCTCTCCTTTTGTTATTTGATGGGAGGGAGGCCAAACCAAGCACGTTCTTTGTTCAGAGTATCCTTGTCGGCATCCTTCGCCGTGGGAGGCATCCCCGCAGAAAGCTTGGGCTGTTTGCCAAGGGCGGCGGCTTCAAGCTCTTTGGTTTTTGCCTCGATAAATTCCTGCTGACAGGCAAGAGAGGTGGCGGCATCACCGTCAGCAATAGCCTCTGCCGCCTTGAGGGCCAGTTCCTTAGAATAGCCCAGAGAAAGATACTGCGCTTGATAACCGCTCACCGCCTTGTCGCGGCGAAGAGTTTTCAGTTCTTCCTCGACCTGTGCATCACGCTCTTTGCGCTCGGCCTCTTTGCGCTCCTCCTCGGTCTGCTTCTCGCGTAGCTGGCGTTTGAACTCAGCGGCCTGAGAGTTGGCGCGGGACAGAGCTTCCTTGAGCCTTGCGGACTCCTCGGATTCCTTGGGGGCAGGAGCTTCAAACTCGTAGGCTTCCAGTGCCTTGAGCTTGTCCTCCGCAGACATCTCGGAATACCCTTCGATCTTAGACACATCAATTTTAGCCATATCTTTCTCCTTACGACATTTATACCCCGCTTTTCCTAGCGGCATTTAGTCTGTTTGGTGGGTTTTCTCCCTTTTACGATTATAGTCTTTCCTGACTTTTGGTTGTGCGATTACTGTTTATCCTTGTTATACTGCGCGGTGCTAATGCCAAGCAAAGCACCAAGCAGGACGCACACAGCGTTTGCGGTTTTGGACACCTCATCAGCGAAGGGCCAGCCCCATACTCCAGCAAGGGCAACATAGAAGGTAGCCAAGGCCGGGATGCAGATGAGTGCCACCCACTTGAGGATGTCATACGCACCGTTTTTAAGCTTCATTGCTTGCCCTCCTTATAGAGCGTCTTGATATCGTTCTTAATGACTGCGATGTCGGTCTGAATTGCGGAGAACTTCTCAGCATATCGGTTATGTTCATCCAGCCGCTTCTCCACCCCGGCTAGTCTGTCATCCAGCTTTGCATCACGGACAGCTTCATCTATCCTACGCTTTGCTGTCTGTTGACGAGTAATGAGCCATTGCCCAAACACGGCACATACGCCCGTGATTATTGCGACCAAAACTGTTTCGCTCAATGCTCACACCTCGCAATCAGGAAAAGATTAGTGTGCAGCGGCAGTTGACATCTAACTCCGGCACTCCAAACATTCCGGGGGCTTGGGTTTCATACCCATCCCATGTGACGAATGTTCCGTCTATGGGGACGGTCACACTTTGGAGTGGTACATGAGCATCACGGACACGGGGGTCTTGCATGGTCATCCATGTCTTGGACTTTGCTCCAGCTTTCCGCGCCGTAGTCAATGCGGCCTCGTTGTAGTCCCGGTGCATCTCCGTTTCCATGACCCGCACAATGTCTGCCGCAGTACCGCCGTTCAGGAAGTAATCCTCCACCCGCTCCCGCCACGTTTCCCCGGCGATCTCCCGGTCAACGGTGTCCTGCACATCGGACACATCAGCGGATATATCAGCACCCATGCTTACATTCACGGACTCTACGCCATTCGCATAGGCCAGAAGGAACAAGTCCTCCAACATATCGAGAAGGGAGTCAAGGTCTGCCTTGGACTTATTCTCCCGGTTCATATAATCCGGGATCGCCGCTTCCAACCTATTCAGTTCGTCAAACGGCATCAAGTCCATACACTCACCCGTCTATCCAGTCTACCAAGTCAAGGTCTAGGAGCTTGTCTGCGCGGGACATGGGGACTGTCCATGTTTCACCGTACCCCATCTCGCGCTTTAGCTCTATGTCGAAGTACACCCGCTTGCACTTGATTGTCACAGGGCGATTCGGGTCATCCTCATCATACCCTTCACCCGGAACAAGCAACTCTCCCCATCTGTCAGCGGGTGGCGTGTACTTGAACTTCTTCAGGCCCTTGTAGATATCATCCACCGGGACGCTGTGCATATCCATCGGAAGCACCCACCCGTTTACGCCATTAACTACGCCAATTTCATGGGCCACCTTGAAATCCGTTACAATAACTGGAGTGCCAGCGCAAAGGGCCTCAACCACCGTGTAGCAGTACCCTTCTGTATCTGAAAGCTGAACCAGATAGTCTGCATCAGCTATGAAATCAACAATGTCCGTGCGGGGCGTTCGGAAGGAAACGCTGGGATTTTCAAAGGGCTTGTTTGAGTCCGTGTAGATATCCCATGTGTACGGAACCCCGGCCTTATCCAGATACTCCGCAAGGGTCACCATACGGTTATAGCCCTTCTCTGCCGTGAGTCTGGTTGCGCTTATCAGGCGAAGCACCTTGCGGGGTTTTTGGGGAGTGTAGGGATTGTAGCAGACAATACTGTTTTCCCCGATATAGTCACGGTAGGACTCCTGCACTACCTCACTCACCGCAACCCGCATCTGGATCTTTGGGTTTCTATCCGGGAACACCTTGATTGCGGAGTAATCCCCGTGGAGCATCTGCCAGTATTCTTCAGCTTCCACATGATCGATGATGTCAAGGGAGAAGCAGAGGAATGCCCTCTTGCACCGAATCGTCTGCCCATCACGATACCGTTTGACATGGACTACCTTTGACAGCTTCTCCACCTGTTGCGGATTCCCTGTGCGGTAATAGACGGTGATATCAAAGTCCTTCCCGTACTTCAGCCCAAGCTGGTAGAAGAAGGTTTCGATGCCACCTATGACATTCAGGTCGCGGAAATAGAATACGTTGGTGTTCATTTTATTAGCCCTTTAGATGCTAACCAGCAAAGGCTCCCTTCTCTGGGCCAATTGTAGTGGTACACTACCTTGCCCGTATATTTTTCGGTGTGAGGCTTATCCATGATCGCCTTGTTCAGAGATACATCCTCAAAGACACGAACCTCATCGCATCGGACATCGCCCAAGAACTCGCGCCTGATGAACTTCGATGCACCGCCGACCCACATGGTTTTCGTCTGCTCGTTCAGGAAGAGGATTTCGCCACTATTGACTTGAAGGTTGACGAATACCAAGTCAGTGCCGTCCAGAAGATTTACCGCGCTGTTATACTCATCAGTCAGGAGATAGTCATCGGAATCCAGTTCGTAGACATACTCACCCTTGGCATTGTCATAGAGCTTGTTCTTTGTGAACCCAAGACCCTTGTTCTCAGAGTTCCACAACAGCCGAATCTTCAGGTCAGGATGTGCTTTAATGTACGCCTTGATATTCTTCCGGGTACTGTCCGTACTGCCGTCATCGCAGACAACCACTTCAATGTCATCCCGGCGAGGCACACTATCCAGTGCGCGGATAACCAGCTTCTCCTGATTCCAGACAGGGACAAGAATTGATAGTTTCATTCGTCCTCGCTTGCAAACTGATTCAAGTCAAGCATCCCTTTGGCAAACAGCCATGATACACTTCCCTCTCTCGGATAATTGTATCGATATGCCGTTATACCAGAGAAAGCTATCTTTGGATTATGCTCAAGGATTTCGTGATTGAAATACTGGTCTTCTTCACCGTATTTCTCAGGGTGCATCTTCAGACCGTACTTCTGTACGAACGCTTTCTTAACAAACCTCGCTATGAACGAACTTCTCCAAGTGTGAGTATCCTCATTAACCGGGAGGCAAAAGCCATCGTTCTGACGAAGATCGAAAGTCACCATATCGTAACTTTCCGGGGAGTACAGATAGGTGTCAATAACCCGCTCATACTCAGGAGTCAGAATATAGTCATCATCACAGTGCAGGTGGAAATACTCTCCGTGCGACATCTCAATCAACCTGTTCCCGTTAATGCACGGATTAACTCCACGCTTGTTTGCAAGAACCGTCAGATTGAGTTCCGGGTGTTCTTCCTGATACTTCTTTACTGCCGCAAGAGAACCATCCGTAGAGGCGTTGTCTATCACAATGACTTCCACATCATCACGAACAGGCATATGGCTCAGTGCCGTGATTGCCAGTTCCTCTTGATTGTGAACCCCCATGATAATAGAGAGCTTTATCACACCGCACCCCCGGTGTCGTTGTCCCCAGTATCCCGGTCTTCCTCAATGATGGTGGCCTCACCTTTACCAGTACCAGCCGCTTCCTCTTCAACCACCCTATTCGGATCGCCGAAAACCATCTTGATATACTTCTCGGACATTGCGGCATCCTTCACCGGGTCGTTACTGATACCGCTCTTTACCATAGCCAACTCAGGATGGAGGCCAGCCGCCATGAGCGTTTGGAACGCTTGTGCTTTAGCCTGAACATTTGCTACTTCTCCATGCGTGAAAACAGGCTCAAAGTCATTGAGGTTGATGTCCAGCAGTCCCTTGCGTCTGAGGATATCGGTAACAATTTCATCGAACTGACGATTGGACTCAATGTACAAGTCCTCCGTATTTCTTGCCGCGCAATCGGCCTGATACCAGCCAAAGTTAGCCAAGACGGCAGACCCAGTAGTGGACTGCGTACTCTGTCCGCTCGACCTCGCAGGAAGAGCGGCAATGCGGAGGGCCTGATCGTAAAGCCTGTCCACCAGCACCTTGGTCTGAGTCTGGTCAAGCTGTTCCGTCAGCACCTTGAAATCGGCCTTGTTCTCGCCGATGCTCCGCAGAGCAATCATTCCAGCCTTGCGGATGTCCGTGATAGTGGTGTCCTCAGGAAACTCACAGTTCACGGCAATGGCAAGCGTCTGAATGAACTGCTCGATACCGTCACAGGCGTTGGAAGTGATGTTGTTGATCTCGTCAAGAAGCGGAATAACTGCCTCAAAGCACCCCATGTTGACGGAGTTGTAGCGGTACTCGATGATGGGAATCTTGCCCAGCACGTTCGGCTCAACGGATTCCACGGACACGGCACTCGCCATGTAGTCGTGGTTCTTCTCCGTGGTGATGAGCTTCCCGGTAACGGAGCCAGTCAGGTGGAAGACGGTGGACTCAGTGAACACATCGAACCGCGCCACACCATTATCCGTCACAAAGTTGACACCCATCACGGGCTTATTCCCCGGCTTCAGGGAGTACACAACAAACGCAGAGCGGGGGTCAAGGGCATATGCGCGGAAGGGAACATCTGGATCATCAGTGGGTTCGACATAGATAACGCCCTTGCCCACAGTATGGAACCAATCCGCAGTCTTGTTGTCTGCCTCATGCTTCCCAGAGCGGTACAGGTACTCGTTCAGCTTCTTCAGCTTACCCTGTACGCCCTTCTTCCGGGCAGAATAGTTCACAGGAGCGGTCAGGAAGTAACCGTTCTTAAAGGCCACGAACTCCTCTGCGTGATTTTCCTGCACGATGTTCAGGATGTCCTCCCTGATCTCCTTCGTGCGGCCCAAGATGGGCTGAAGTCCTCTCCGATACCAGTACAGGAACTCTTCCTGAAGCAGATTCTTGATGTGGTACACCAGAGCAGAGTTAAGCTCCTCTACCACATTCTCCTCTGTCAGGTCTTCAAAGGGCGAGTAGATGTCCAGCCGCCCAAAAAGGTCATTCCGCACCACCGAAGGAGAAGGTGCAGACATATTCTCATATTCCAAGCTCTCACATCCCCTCGCACTTGGTTTACGATAATTATATTATGTCAACCTACCATATTATACCAACCCGATAATATTATGTCAACTAGTAATCACGCAAAATAGGGTGCTGTCGGAAGACAACACCCTTTCCGTTAATCAGTATAAGATGTCTGGTTTGCCCCTTTACCAAGGGAAGGAGTATTCAAGGCTCGTTCTTCAGACCAACCCAACGCAGTAATTCTAGACTGAACAACAGTATAATTCATCCCATGCTCTAAACACCTCTGGCGAAGCGACTTTCCCTCCCGCTTCACAGACTTACAATGGTCAATAGCTTCATTAAGGGGAACCCCACGCCGAACAACCCAAGCATATAGAGTCTGATAAACTATACCCTCCGCTTTTGCAATTTCAGAAAGATTCATACGCTTTCCGTTATAATCATAAAAATGCTCTTTTGCGGTTTCTTTATTGGATGAACAACGATTATCGCCATGCCCAGTAGGAACACCAATAGCATCTTCAACAGTCCACCCACTCGCATATATCCTTCCGTGAACAGTATCGTAATTTAACCCTCTCTCATTACAAACCTCAAGTAATCTTCGATATTCACCATCCACAAACACTCGCAACGTGTTTCGCTTGTTTTTGGCCTGATCCACAAGGGGAATCCATTTACAATTTTCTGGACAATAATTTCCATTTACATCAATTCGTTCAATAGTCAAACCTTCAGAGTACCCGTGAGACAATGCCCAATCCCTAAATACCACATAATCATTCCACTCATCGCAGACGCAAATTCCACGGCCCCCGTAATTCTTGACACGTTTATCCCTGCACCTCATCCGCATTGAAACCCAAACCATGTGAAGAGGTGTTCTTGTCTCTCCATGAACCCTTCGCCTGTTTCCAGTTACAAGAGCCTTATAGCATCCACATGACTTTGTCCTCCCAGAAATCAAATCCCGTGGCAAAGACACGGTTTCATTACCGCAATCGCACTTGCAACGCCAATACCAAGAGCCAAAACCATCAGCTCTCTTCCTGAAAACAGGTTCAATTACTGTGAGATTGTTGAACCGTTTCCCAACCCATTCAGGTTGATTGTAAACATTAATTTTACCCATTACTCCTCCTAAATCAAAACGCCCCGGAAGTGGTAGCGGCACTTCCAGAGCGTTCCTATGTCAAGCGAGATGGTTACACCTCGCCTAACACCGATTCAGTTGTGTAAGGCCGCTACCCTTACTCTATTATTATAACACGCATTACTTTAACAGTCAAGTCAGAATGGCCTCTTCAGGATTGTTGCGACATTCCGTCTATCCGACATCTGCCAATCAACAAAAAGACTCAGGACATCAGCGAAGTCATCGTGCTTGTTACGCCCAACCATCGAGTAACTACACAACTGCCGCATAGCGTCCCGATATTCTCGATCCTTTACATACAAAGACTCATCTTTGAACCAGATATGCCGCTTCACGATGCTGGACGAAGTTTGTATACGTGTGTCTTTGTTCGATTGTGTCCAGCGTGTGGTGATGGAAGTCATCCCCCCAAGTTCCTTCAGCCGCTTTTCGACATTCTGTGCAAAAATCGTCCCGCCACGATTGCTTTCTATCCGACACACCCTTACTTTCCTATCAAACAGCAACCGGGCAACCCTTTCTTCAATAACTTCCACCTTACCATTGTCAAAAACAATGGTATCAAGATAGAACTCAGACCCATACTGATAGAAAACAGGGCAAGCGCAATAGTCAGAACCTTGCTCTTTCGTATCACAGATTGCCAAGATGCTATCTGGCTCTTTATCAGGAAGAGTAAAATACCTGTTCAACTCAGCGGGTTCATACAGAATACCCTCTCGCTCGACAGGCTTTCCATAATAGATGGCGTTGAAGGAAATCTCATCCCATGTATCACGCAAATCCTGAATGGCTTTGTCCGTGTACCCAAGGCCATAAGGATAATCAAACAGGGAGTGACCGTCAGCATCAGCAACGGGAAGATTGATAAACCTCGCCCTGTCGTTCCCTTCATTCAACGCTTCCAGTCTGCCTATGTGATCTGCCACAGACCACCTCGTCCCGATTACGAGCTGACGGGCCTTATCGCCAAGCATTCTCTGCTGGAGGTCGGTGTAGTACATCTGCCACAACTTGTCCATTCGCTCCCTAGAGAGTGCTTGCTCTGCCCCCCGGACGAGATCGTCCACATAGAGCCAGTTCATGGCCCTGACCTTACCCGCATTACCAGCACCAATCGAGGTGAAAGAGAGTGTACGGAAGCGCATATCATCAACTTTTTCATAGCCGATACCTATCTGCATCGTCTTGGCGTTGGTAGCGATGACTTTTAATCCGGGGAACACATCCCCCCAACGATACTCTCCTTTGAGGTCAAATATCCGAAGCATCTCGCTATACATACCGCTGAGAAAATCGTTGTTATGGGAGCCAATCAAATTCGGGAGAAAGGGGTGCTTCCCAGAAGTCCACGCCAAACCGAACTCAGCAAGAGTCGTTTTACCGACCCCCGGAGGGAGAGATATACCAAGTATGTCCAGCTTGCCGTCTTCAAAATCCTGAATGGAATCGACAAGGACTTTAAGTTGTTTCCTCCGTGGTAGGTAAAACCTTTTTTTCACGTCGCGATCTTTTTCAATATACAGGCAGAAAGAGTCAAAGTTATAGGGAGCATCGAACAGGTGAGTCTTGTAATACAGGTCGAGCATATCAGAGGGGGATACGTTGGACTTCAGAAGGGTATTGGATGCCTTACGAATTTCCTTATTGTAATCATGGGCTAGGGCAAAGTTGGTGGGATCGTACTTAATACTGTCCCTACCATGCTCTCCTCCACCGATTACTGTGGTACTGCCTTCCTTCTCCAACTCACGGATCAGGGCAAAGGCATCCTTCAACTGGGAGGGTTCACTGGAGGATATCAGGGTGGGCAGGAGTTTGTTGTAGGCTACCATACCTTATACCTCTGTATCATGCCCCAAAGGGGCAAGGGGATCAGAAGGATCAGAGGGGTCATCCTCCTCTCCATCCTCCTTCTCCCACTCTTCCATTATTACATCCCTGTTCACCTTCATCCAAGACATCATCTCATCCTTATTGATAGCATTCGCCATCAGAACTAGATCAGTACAGTCACAGTTGAAATAGTTAGTGCCAATACTCCCATCAGGAAGGATGAACGCCAACCCAATACTCACCGGGTCATACTGCACCATAGCAGGAATGGCTTCCTCAAGGAATTGGGCATAGGGTTTTGTAGTGTAGTCAGGGGTGGGGTCATGTTCAATGTCAGGAATGGGTCTAGTGTCCATCACAGCACCTCCTAGTAATATTATGTAAACCATTATAACCCCTATTTCAAGATATGGCAAGGGGTAGGGTAGGAGAGGATGCCAGAGGGGTGTGCTTCCTTGGTTACAGAAATGTCTACATTTTTTGTAGACATTTTTTCGTAACAGGGGAATTTTTGGGGAATTTCAAGGGAAAATCAGGGGTTGTTGCACTTTAATACACTGAATTTTTGTAACCGTTTTGTAACTTTTGTAGTCAAAAAATCCCCAATGTCGACAAAATGTCTACAAATTTTCAAAAATTTTTGTCGACACAATTGCGAAGTTTCCAACATCTGGTGTTTATTTTCCCAATACTGTTTATTTTCTACTTTAAATGTCTACAAAAATTATACTTTTTTGGGAAAACTTTTATTTTTTCAAAAACATAACCTTATCCTTTTGCTATAGGAAAGTTTTTGAAAACACCCTATTTTTTGACTACATTTCCTGATTTGTAACCAAGGGAAAATCAGGGAGTTGGGGTGGGATGGGAAAATAGCCCCTTCCTGCTCATGTAACTTGCGGATCAGGCCACGAAGTGGCGATGGGAACGAAGGGGTCTTTTTTCCTGTTTCGGCTATTTGGAGTACTAACCCCCGGCCCAGTTAGCCTCTGCTAATATGCCCCGGGTATGGTAAATCTTGGAAACGTGCCGGGAGAGCGCAGGATTGCATATCATCATTGTTAAGAAACTTTACACGGCATTGCACAAAATGATTATTTTGTTCAATGTTTGGGCTGGCAAGGCTGATTTATGCCAGGAAAAGCCGAAAATTACCAGGAATTGTCAGTTAGCATATGCTAATAAACCTTGGAATAGTACCAAGGTTTATTAGTCCAGGCTAACCAGAAGCAGAGGTTACCCATAGGTTAGGTACTTACCATTTGGTAACTACCCTCTCTGATCCTGGCCGATATCCCTTTGCAATCATACCAAAAAGGCAAGGAAAATATCGATAGCGGAAAAGAAATTGATTGTAACGCATTGTAGCAGCCTATAACGCTTGAATCCTGGAATACAAGCAAGGGAAAAGACGCTTGCAATCATAGAATAGCCTTATTAGCTCGTAGAATCGTTTGTATTGCGTTTTCCTGTCTTGCCAGTGTATCTATATTCCCCTGAAAGAACGCGCTTAGAACGCATTGTAGACGCTTGAAAAAAATTTAAAGAAATTTGCGAAAAGGTATTGACGGGTTAAACCCTATGTGTTACAATCCAAAGCGTGAACGGGTTAAACCCTTAGCCCACAAAAGGGTAGCAGCCGGATAGCAGCCGGGGAAGTAGTAACAAGGGAATGAATAAGCGAAAGGCAAAGCCGGAAACTTGATCCTTGTATTGCACATTGAAAACTAATCCTTATCCGTAACGGCGAAACGGTTTAGCATTCCCGGCGATGTGAAATAAGATGCAGCAGCATACAAAAGCAAGCGGAAAGGAATGCTAGCAAAGTAAAAGTGATATTTCCCTTTTCCCTTTTCAATCAAGCTTGCAAGCCTGGAAACGGTTTGCAGGTTTGATAGATAGCCTATACCAAAGTTAAACAATAGGCTATGTATCAAGCCTAAACAGCTTGAATAATAACGAAAAGGGGAAAAGAAAATGGCAACGATTAAAGACTTGAAGAATTGGTATGACTGCGCAAGGCATTGCAAGACCGGGTATTGTTGTGAACAGGAAATTCCCGGAAAAAGCAAATACGATCTTGTCAAGCTCGGATATAATTCCGGCGTTTACGGCTGGAACTGGACTGCATACCTTGATAGCGAAACGAATACGCTTTACGTTTCCTATTATCGCAATGTTCCCTCCTATATCCGCGAAAAGTAAACACGCTGCGGTTTTCTAAAAGGTTTTCCGCAATACCAAAAAAGCCTTATTCCATACCCGCAAGGGTAAATAAATCGAAAAGGGGAAAACTCACAATGACGAAAAAAGAAAAGGCCGCAATCCTGGAAAAGTCTGCAATTGCTTATTATTCCGGCTTTTCTGGAATTGAAATTAAAGAGATTGAAAGCGGAATTGAAGACTATGTAATTTTTGTTGCTGGTGCTTGGTGTTCTGCTAAGTCTGTCCATCGTGCCATTATCAAGTCTACTACAAGCGGAAATCTTTATTTCTGCTACAAGGGTAACAGAATACCCTTGAACGATTGCATACGCTGCAACGCATTTTAAACAGCTTTCTAGGGGATTTGTGCTTTAACAAGTCCCATTCCAGCCGGAAACGGCAAGACTAAATGAAAAGGGGAAATCACAATGGAAAATAATATTGCTTTGCGTGAAATCATGGAAAGCCTGAAAGCCGGGTATAGTTTTGGCATGGATATGGTATGGAATAACTACGAAAACAAACCGTATAGATTTCCATACTTTTCAACCGTGCTTTCTGCTAGTTTTGGTCTTATTCACTGGACACATTATGGAAGTTCTGCAAACAAGTGCAATCTAAGAGAATTAGCATGGATCATTTCTGCAATTTTCAAAACAACGCCTTGCGAATTTCTGAAAACGTATATCAGAAATGACAAAAGCATGATTGCCTAAACTATCAGCCTATGCCGTCAAGCTGTTCTGCGGTTTGACGGTATACACGGATAGTTTATCCGAAAAATTATGAAAAGGGGATTGTATCACATGAAAAAGTATAAGTTTGGCGTGAAGAATTGGAAGAATGATCTTCCGGCTTTCTGGCTTTGGAAGTCTTTTCCTTCTGCATACCTGGCAGATCGTTGGGCTATGCGGGTATCTTTCGGCAAACAGGGAAAGTCTATGTATATGGTATGGCTTATTCCTGGCGAAGAAGTTTCTGCTTGAAAGTCTCAGCTAAAGCGCATTGACGGATTGATTTCTGCCAATGCGTTTTGACGGATGCTTTCTGCAATCCGAAATAATTTGAAAAGGGGAATTTGCAATGGATCACATGAAAGAACTGTATAAGGATTTCTATAAAATTGAATCCTATGCGCGCAAGGGAATGATTACCCTGAAAGAGTGTAATCAGGCTATGCTTGACGCAATCGAAAAACACCATGACGCATTTCTGGTAGACGATGATCCGCAATCATGGGATAGCATAAAAGCATATCATTCCATGTATATGAGGCTTTCCAGATTGACCAAATAATCACGTTCTGCCTGAAACAGTTTTCTAAAGGGTTTTCTGTAAAAAAGCCCTATTCCAAGGTAGAAATACCTGAATTTATGGAAAAGGGGAAAGATACAATGTTTTTCAAGAACAAAGAGGAAGTCATGAACAAGCTGCGGAATGATCTAACGATGGAGAAAGCGCGGCTTTCTGCATGGGAAAATGTTTCTGTTCTGCGGAAAAAGGATGGAAGCGAATTTGCACAGATGGGCAAGGCTATCTCCGGCGCGAAACTGGATAAACAGAGAATTGATGCAGAGCATCCGTATATCTCTCTGCATTACTGCGCGGAGCATAAGTACCAAAGTGACTTGATTCAGGCGTTCTGGTATCTGGACGAACTGCCGGAGAGCGATCCCCGCCGTTCTGCGTACCGCAAACAGTTTGTGCGGCAGACTTGCCCCATGACTGCGGATGAAGTGCGGGAGGCCATTGCAAAGCGGGTTTCTGCGGTGCGGGAGTACGTTGAACAGGACATCTCTGTTGCGGAGGAGGCGTATAATGCGTTCCGGGAGGCAATGCACAATGCGGACACTGTTCTGCGCTCTGCCGGGAGCAGTCATCTGTACTACGCAATCAAAGATGCAGTTTCTTTCTGAGGCTTTCTAAGGGGTTTGAGCCGCCAAATCAAGCCCTATTCCAGCGGCGAAAGCTGCGAAATTTGAGAAAAGGGAGAAAAGACAATGCGTATTAAAGAAAGAGTCATTTTCAAAAATCAGCATGGAAAGATTATTCGCTTTGAAGACACAAAATTTGGTGGTTTTAGCTATTCCCTGTTCGATTCTAACGGAAACTATATTCGGGATATTCCATCCGTTTTTGCAGTCAAAGATATGCGTGAACTTTTCCCGGTACTTGCAAACTGACTTTCTGGCGGCTTTTGGGGAATTGTGCCGAAAACAATTCCATCCTCCAAGGGAGCAATCCCTAATAATTTGAAAAGGGAGATAATTTCATGGAAAAAACATACAATGCCCTGATTGAGCGTTTGCGTCTTTCTGCGGAATGGCACAAGCGGAAGGGAGAAGCACTAGCGAAGCAGCACGACCTTAATGATTACGAAAAAGAATCCATTTTGAAGGACAAGGCTATTGCGGAATGGATTGAAATGGTTATCAGGAGGGAAACGGCATGAAGCGCACAATGAAAGTTCTTGATCTGTTCCTGGACGATGGGCGGCAAATCATCTGCATACGGGACTATATGGCAAAGTACAATGAGTACAAGGTGTATTACCGCTGGTATGATTGCGGCTGGCACAAACGGAAGCTGGCTGAATATGCCGATATGCGTTCTGTTCTGGCCCATCTGCTGCAAGAATCGTATAATTGAGGGGGATTTGTGATGAAAGTAAAGGATTTTCTGCGGAAAGTCAATTACGGTTCTGCGAAACTTCCCGTGTATCTGCAAGAAGGTATTACGGGAGAGCCGCGAAAAGCGATCAGCTTTGACTACGCAAACTATCCGTATCCTGAGAGGGAGCGCACAGTCTGTTCTATCAGCCTGGACACAGACAAAATCGTTGTGTACTACAAGTAAGGTTTTCTGAGGGGTTTTACCAATAAAGCCCCATCCCAAATTGAAAAGGGAAAAGTCTTGACAGTTTAACCCGCATAGTATATCATAGGGTTAAACTATACAAGGAGAAGTTCTGCATGAAAAAGAAAAAGTACGGCGTAGATTCTGACACAAAGAAGGACTATAACACGAAATATCTGTACTTTGTCGGATTCAAGCTTTTCCGCGCACACGGTTCGGAGAAGTACGATCAGGAATTGATTGACTTTCTGGACGCACAGCCAAACAAAAGCGAGACAATCAAGCAAGCCCTCCGCGAGTACATGACCAACCACCCGGCAGACTAACCGGGACACAGAGAGAGGAGAAGGAAGCATGAAGACGATACTGATTATCGGGGTGCTGTTCTGCATCTACAAAATTCTGACCTCTGCTTCTGCCAACCGCAAGGAAGCTGAGAGGGATCGCAAGGAAGCACAGCGACAGGCAGAGGCCACCAGACTCCGTAACGAATGGCGTACCGTACAGGCAGAGGCCAAGGTAGCCATTATGAAGCAGGAAGCTGAGTGGAAGAAGGCCGCAAAGGAAAGGGAGGAATTGTTCCGGGAACAGGAGAGGGTACGGAAGGAACAGGAGCGGCAGAAGAAGGAGCAAGAGCGCGTTGCGCGTGAACAGGCTCGTCAGGCCGCACAACTTGAACGGCATGAAGATATGCTCATGAAGCTGGACACTCGTCTTGCCAAAGCTGAGAGTGAGATTGCTTTCAACCGGGAGCAGATTGAGAGGATATTCAAGCTACAGAAGATGGCAATCGAGAAGCGGGATGCTTGTACCTATGGTTCTGACGAATGGCAGAAGAACGAGCGCAAGGTAATATCCCTTGAGAATCAGATTCACACGTTCCAGAAGAGGATAGACTCTGCAAAGGCAGACAAGAGGTACTGCGATAGTAAGTTAGCGTAAGGGAGGAAAGAGTATGAAAACTTGGACCATTAACGAGTTTCTGTCAGAGTGCGAGGCCCTGTGCCGCAACGAGTATGGATATGATTACTCCAGGATGCCTGAGGGAGTCTGCAACGGACACGCCGTAAAGCCCTACATGGGAAGCTGGCACAGCATTGTGATTGACGGACTCATCTGTAACATGGCAACGTACAACGAACGCTGGCCCATTGGTAACGTGCAGTACGTTCACGATGGGAAGACTATGACTGCCCTGGAGTATGTAAGGGCAAGGCTGAGAGAAGGAGACAGGAACAATGTTAGTCTTTGAAGTAGGCAAGTCTTACGAAGCGAACGACCCCAATTATGACCCTATCACCATCACCCGCAGGACAGACAAGACCGTGTGGGTGGACAACGGCAGAGGCCAGTGGAGCATGAGAATCAGGCACGACAAGGACGGAAACGAGATTGTCACGGACAGTTCTGTTCCTCCAAAGTGGCGTGACATCTTCACCTACAGTTCCAAATGGGCAACGAAATAATAACACAACACAAACCCCTACGAAGCGATTGTGCCTCGTAGGGGTTCTTTTTTACCTATTTATCCCCATTGCTCTGCCATTGCTTTTGCAATGCCGGGGAAGGTTTTGCTTCTGGCCTTTGCTGTGCGCGGATCGTTCCAGGAAATTGTCTTGCCGTTCTCGTCTACTGCCCATCGCAATGCACCGCCGATAGAGAATCCATGCTCGTCCAGTTCTCCAGGATCTACGACATTGGTAGCAACAAGAGGCGGCAATCCTTTCAACCACAGGCAAGTTGCCTTTCGGACATGATGTCCAAACTGATACGGCTGAATAATCTGATCCGGCTTTCGGTAAACCGTTGACATGATGCCGATAGGGTTTTCCACCGCAATCCTGTTACAGTTTGCAAGAATCATTTGCATGAAAAAGACACAAGCCTTCTGCTGTCTGAAGTCTTTTTGTTTTTCTGCAAACCACCTGGCCCCACTAACGGCTAAATCTGTACAAGGCGGATGCGCGATAATCAAATCCCATCTATCCGGCATATCATGCACTTCACCGTCAACAGTGTGAAACCAACTTCGATCAATACCATCCATGCCTCTGTATCCGTTGATTACTTGCAGCACATCTCCCCAAATATGCCACTCAGGATGCCCCCCACTGCACGCCTGGATGTCACAGGAAAACGCTCTGTGTCCTCTTTCCCGGAACGCTTTGCAAACCTCTTGGCTTTCCTCACAAGCTATCAGTACGTTCATTCTACGTCCTCAACCTCCCGCTCAACCGCAGAAATCTTCTCGTCATCCAGAGCGGTATACCATGTTTCTTCAATCTCTGCGTCATCACTTTCCCCAACTTGAGCGGTACTTTTCTTGCCAAAGTGACCAGCATTCCCACCCTTGCCCTTGCGGTTGGGGTTGTGGCCCATTCTGTACGGATACAACGAGCAGTCGGTACAGGGGCAGAGTCGGACTTCATTCACCTGTCCGCACATACAGTCGAGGCATTTGGTACGGATCGCTTTCATCGGCGTGAGGATTTCAGGCATTCCCCATCCTCCCCTTCAACTCCTCCAGCTCCTTCTCCATCTCCACCTTCTGCTGATACAACTCGCTCACAGGGTAGTCATCGTGAATCGGGGAGCTTCCTTCCTCTACACGCTGGAGGAAGTCGCAGAGTTTGGTGTACTTGGAAAGGAGGGTGTTATAGGCCGTTACTAAATCAATCTTGTCCATTTGCTTTCCCTTTCTTTCCCAATATGCCCTTATGTTTCTGGCTACCTTGTCGGGGTGTGCAGCTCTCCATTTCCGCATATATTCCCGGTTATACTTTCTCCGGGCTTCCTTTGCCTCATCGGTCATTGTTCATCCTCCTGTTGTCCTAGTATGTCTTTGGCTCACGCTTAGTGCGCTCAATGTGATTCTGCCATCTAAAGGCATCGGTTATCGTTTCCATATACTTCAGCACGAATTCATACAATTCCCGGTTATCGGTTTCAAATTCGATTTTGCCCCAAGGTTTTTCCTTGGTAGGGGGTTGTCCTGAGAGTGCGTAGGTCTTCATCCCTCACCCCTCCCCATCCCATTCATACCATCTACACCCATCCTCCGTGCCATAGTTCTCACTATCTTCCTCGCACCAGTCCTCTGCCGGGTAGCAATCGTCAGGATCTGCATTGGTTTTGGCGGGGATGTAGTGGGCGTGGACGCAATGGATGCAACAAGAATTGTCACAGAACATGGTTTGTCCTCCTGATTTCTTCGATGATTTCATACGGTGCTTCCCATACGGTGGTAACGGTATCGTCCACGGTGGATATCAGAGTTCTTCTGGGGTATGCTAACTCTTCCATCTTGACGATATGTTCAGGGTTAATAAACACAACTTCCTCATCGTTCTTGTGCAGTCTGATAAACTCCATCAGTCAGGCAATCCTCCTTCCAATCCCTCATACTCTGCCGCGATCTCTTCGGCACTCTTCTTCTGACCCAAGGGGTCATTCTCCGTTGCCTCTACCTTATCGGCTTCTCTCATATTAAAGTGTGCTTTCTCCCACCAGATACCCACCACAGGATTGATGATCCCCGCCGCCATCATGGATTCAATTCCTGCCTGTACCGCATAGGTCACACTTTCGGCGAACTCCTTGTACTCCTCAGTCCGTGTATTACCCTTCCTCCACTGACTAAGCGTACTGGGCTTGATACCACAGGCTAGACAGGCAGAAGTCATAGTCAGGGGGCAGTCATTCTCTGCACAGAGTTTAAGGTAGGATTCAAAGGCGGCATAGAGGGAATTGATATTGTCAAGGTCTACTTGCGCTCCAAGGGCAACACACATTCCGACATGGACATTGACCGCTGTTGCCCTTCCCCTGTTCTCCTCCTTCAACATCTGACCAGCTTGGGTCATATACTTTTCCATTCTAGTTGCCAGCTTATTGACTTCTTCCTTGGACAGCTTCTTCACCTTCTTTCGGGGTACGGTAGTGGAATTCATGCTCCCGCTCATAGCCCCCACCCTGTTCGCCCGGTAGACTGTGTTTCTGACTACCTGATATGTAGTCCCCAGTTCTACGGCGATCTGTTTGTAGTCCAATCCTTTGCGGGAGAGTTGGATGATTTTGGTGATGTCCATTTTCTTTTGCTTGGGGGGTTTCTTTTCTTCTTCAGGAATGTTAATCACCTTCTAAATATTAAGCTGACAGAAGATAGAGCAATCTTCCATGATTTCTTTTTCCATCCTTCCTGCATTAGGGTCGAGTTCGTCTAGGAATATCATTCCATTCTGGTTGTGAAGGATGCTGTGTCCGATCTCCCGCTCCATCTTGGCCCTGTCTGCAAACACTTCTGGGAAGTCTTTGCGGATTTTGTTCCAATATCCGGCCCCACCCTCAACGCATCCAACACAATTGTTGTTAGAATAACCAAGGTCATACATCAGGGGGCGTTTGATTCCTAACCTTGCACAGATTCCGTGGGCTTCCTGTTTGGACAAGCCATTTTCAATTAAGGGGAACTCATGCTTGAACTGCGGCATTCCTTCCACAAGACGGTCTGCTCTGCGTTTCTCGTTCAAATCCATACCCCACACATAGGTTAATGCGTAGTCTTTGTGTTCCGATTCCCATTTCTTGCGAGTACGCTTCTTGAGAACTTCGGTACACTTTGCCCCGTGTGCGCTATTTACGAATCGGAATGCTCTGCAGAAATCCAGCAAACTTTGTAGTTAGTCACTTACTCACCTTCTATCTCGTCATAGTGCAAACAAATCCCGTCTTCATTCAGAAGCGTGTCAATCATGTCCTGTAAGGACAGAATGCCAGACGCGATATCCTGAAGATACTCAAGGGATGCATTATAGAGTTTCAGCTTATCCTCCTGCTCAAACCCAAATCTGTCATGTAATACCCTCAAGACTACTGCCCATGTAGTCTTGTGGCAGGATATGGTTGCGTCATGGGCAGTAGCATTGACCGTGTTCCTGAGTTGCTTTTCCAGTTCGATTAACTCAGGAAGGGTGAGTTTGGATTTAAGGGTATGGCGTAAGTCAGGGGTAAGACCATCGGTGTAGTGGGGGTCATAACGGAGGACTTTGGGTTTGTGGGGAGGGTGTTTCTTGACTCTTGATTTAGGCATCGTTGTTCTCCCCCATCAGAAACGCACACAGGAATGCGGCATTACAGGCAATATGGAATATCGCCGGGAGTCCACTTTCCTCATCTACTGCCCTCCAGTCTGCCCAAGAGTGCAGAGCATGACGGAGTAGGGCATCGTGGAATTTTTCAGGGTCTACACGTTTCCAGTTATCAGGATCAACATACTTCCTGTTCCCATACTCTCTGACTTTTGCTACCGCTTCGATCAACTCAGGGGGAACATCAGAGAGCTTGAGCTTTCCTGCATCGGACTTTGCTCCGGGGAGTTTAGGGAGTGTTGGGAGTTTGGGAGGCCCGTACTCAAACATCGTAGGTTGAGTTGCGGGGTTCCTGTCCCATGCACAGATGGAGCAAGGGTGTTCGTTCTCGCCATCATTGAACATACAGAGGTCGCAGTATCTCTGGTATCTGGGGTCACTCACACCTTCCACCCCCTCAACTCCCACTGAGTCCTTACTCCCCAGTCCCTCAGTAACCGTCCTCTTGCGGCTAGTCCGACTTCTTTCAAAGGTTGCTGTCTAAGGGCTTCCATACGTTTCTTATATGTTTCCCTGTCAAACCCACAACCCTCGCACTTGGGTTTGAATCTCTGTTCACTGCAATTACTTCCGCTTCCGTGATATCCGCAGATGCAGTTGATATAGTCACTTCTTGACATATTTATCCTTCCTCATCAATCTTTCGTACTCGTCATGGGATATGATCTTCTCCAGAGTATAGGTATTCTCCCCACATTTGGGGCATACATATCTTCTCTTCCTCTCACGGAGATTGCCCACATCCCGACTGTCTTGGCATATCATCCGGGAGCTACAGGCCCAGCAGTTCAATCTTCTGATCCTCCTCCCTTGCTCACACCAAACAGAGATTGTTTGGTATCACTCTGACGCATATATACTCGCTTATTACCATCCCCTACCCGCTTACTGCCCAACCCTATCCCCATCTCCCTAAGTTGTTCGTTCAGGAGTTTAGGGGAGTATTTCTTATCGTTGTCATCATTCTGGTCTTCATAGGCAGAACGGACTTCTTTGGGGGACTTGCCAATGATTACCATATCAATGTCGATATTACTGAGCCAGAGTGCCATGTGATTGTTTTCCATGTGGTACTGATCATTGTAGTCTTTCACCTTCTGGCAGAAGGTCAGGGTCTTGTTTCGGTATATCCTCTGATATCCTTCCACCATCAGTCTTGTCCAGTACTTCAGGGCATCCGGGGTGGTCATCTTGGAGATAAAGGCGGGGTCTGGTTTGTCTACCACGTTGAACATGGGCATCCAGAGAATACGCCTCTTGAACGCATAACCCTTCTCAAAGGACTTGATATCGGAGTTGGAGGTAAATATCAGCTTTACGGTAAAGGTTGCGTAGAAGGATTGCTGGTACAATCTCCGGGCCTCTATGGTATCGGCAGAGCAGATGTTCTTGAGTATCTTCATCTGGTCATTGTTGATGGTTTCTGGTTCACAGTCATCACCAAGGTTAGCCAACTTACCCAGCATTGACACCTGATATCTTGGGTCAGCACACTGTTTGATGGATAATGCGGAACAGTTCCGTTCCTTATAGATTCGCCGCATGATCTGGAGCATGGTACTCTTCCCGTTTGCCCCATTCCCCCGGAAGATAAAGAACTTCGCTACACTGCGAATCCTCTCAGGGTTGACAATCAGAGGGTATCCCATGACTTCACCCAACAAAAGTTTATAGTCAGGATCGCCGCCAGTCAGTTGGTTGATGTAGTCATCCACTTCTGGTATGGCAGGAGCATGGGGGTCATAGTCCACATCAATGAAGTACGGGGTGAACTCTTGAAATCCGGGGAAGTCTACGAACTCTCCTTCATCAAGGATCCCATTCCTGAATCTGATGGGGAAATCACATCCATCCCTGTGCTGTCCCCGGAACTCTATCTGGTTGATTACCTCCTCCCAGTATCTTGTCTTCTTCCCCGGTGCGCGAAGGGCAATCATCTGTTTCAGACGGTGGTTATCGTCAGCATCGGTGACATACTCCACACCGTTCCACCACCAGATGCTCCCTTGATAATTCACGCATCGGTACTCGTTCATGATATTCGTTGCGTGGTCATATTCGGAATCTGCCCCGTTGTTCCCGGTATAGTTGCGGACGATGTTGTTGAACTCTGGCTCTTCAAGAGGCTTGTCAAAGATAACTTCGTTGATGAACCTACATATCCACTCGGTATCAGGATTGTTGTCCAGCTTCTGTTTATGAGCGAATAGAGCGTTGTTCCTACCGTCACCTTCTCCGATTCCC